AGAGAGGATGCTCTCTCGCACTCTTGACTGCCGTTAGAATAAATTGATACTTGCATTATTCTTTATTCCTCCATTCGTCGATTTGTTCTTGTGTTGGGACAATAATTCTGAATGCCAAACCTTCCTCTTCAAATTCCTCATTCATCTTTTCATATGTCTCAGGTGTGATCTTTTCAGTCACGTTGCCTCCAGTCATCAGTTTTTTCTCTACTAAACCAGTCAACGATTTCATCTGCACCTTGGAATCCTGTTCTGTGATTAGATGGATCAGGATCCCCAAGGTCCATCTGATTCATAAAATCATCAAGACCACCCTCCTGCATATCAGGATTACTTGCCATTCTACGTGCCTTTCTCAATATCGATGCTGCACTTTGATTCGATTTTGCTAACTTGTTTGCCCATATCATATCATCTAAACCAACTTCCTCACCTAAGGCGATCTTATTACAGATTGCCTCTAATCGCAATCGATATTGAGTAGAGAGCATAGAAACGTTCCTGCTAGTATATTTATTTTAATGGGTTGCCGTGTTTGTCTACTAATCCTAACTTTTTAATTTGAGAAAGATTAGACTTCTGACTCTTTTTGAGTTTCTTATACTCTTTGATAATTTTATTAATCTCTTTTTGAGATACTTTAACCTTTAACTCTTTACTGTCATCATTAGAGACGAATCCAAGACCAGATTTTTTTGTCTCTTCTACAGACTCAACATAGTCATTAATGTCTTCTTGAATTTCATCACGAATCAATTCATTGATTTGATTTAAAAGTTCTTCGTCATTCATTTCCTTTTCTTTTCTTTCTTTGGTTTGTTGCCCCACAGTTTTGGATTCATCTGTCCATATCCAAAATCAATTTTTTGAATAGAATCTTTACCGTACTTATCATAGTACATGTCAAAAAGTTTTGAAGTTTTAGAACACCGAGTTAGATCAATGTACTCCACACCATCTACAACATACCAAATCAATCTAGCATCATTTGGTAGTGACTTATCATTAGCTGCTTCAAGAGTAGTTTTCTCTTGCAGGATTTGGCAACCATAGTCTGATGGAGTAATAACTTTTCCTTCTTGACCGTACTCTGCCATTTCCCTCTCTTGTTCTACAGCAACTGTCATGAGCGACCTCCCCACTGGATATCTGGATATGCCTCTGCTACTACATCATATGTTAACTTATATTTAGTTTGTAAACATTTATCTTTTACAAGGCAGAGAATTTTTGCTTCTTCAGGATGCAATCCCTCAAGCATCTGAATGAACATAGTCTCTCTACGAAGAGAAGAGAGACCATCGTTACCACCTTTCACAAAGTTATAAAGGTGTTTCCACTCTCTACGAAGAGAAGTATGATCTGTTCCAACAGGAACTTCATTTTCTTTGTAGGGAACTTCACCTGAAGGAATCATGGAGACGACAGTATCATCAAAGTTCCAGATGAATAGTGCCTTCAGAGCATCACTCTCATACTCCTTGAGCATTTCAACTTTCTTTGCTTTAGATCGTTGCTTGCTCACGAGTTCTAAGACTTCATGCACAAAAGGATTTGGTGGAAGTTTTACTTGCTTACTCTTCGTCGTAATCTTCGTCGGGCTCATAATCGTTTTCAAATCGTACTGCTAAAATTTCATCGGGTAAGACGTTACCGTTTTCATCAAACATCTCTGGGTGAGTGTAAACGGGTTGGGTTTGATAGACGTGCTCTTTTGCTAACCATCCTACCATACCTCCTACAAAAAACATAGTGATAGAGACTAATGTTCCAATCGTCAAGGTTACTGCTAACATTCTTCTGTCCTCCAGAGACTATTTCTTCCTGATATCAAGATAAAAGTTTAGATGGAAGACAATCTCTCTTCGGAAGAGAGAAACCATCTTACCAAACTTTACTTGAAAAGTTTTGGGCGGTTCTGGCTTTCTCCTCCTACTACGTAGTAGTAACTCAAACCCACGATTTATGTGGGAATCTGGATTATTTAGATTGCTTCCTTCTTCGTCCAGGTTTTCGGTCATTACTATACCTCCACGCATCTTCTAAGATGCCATACAAATAATTTTTTATTTTTCTTGCTTGTGGTTTAGGAATGTGACCGTAACCTTCACGCAATTGTTTATGCTCATTGTCAGCACCACCTTTTATATACTCATCGAGTTCTAGTGTTAGATCACTTAACTCAGCAGCCGTGGTGCTGTCAATGAAGGCATCTATCTGATGTTTTTTGACCTTACTATCTTTCAAGAAATCATAAAACTTTAAATTCATTTGTCCCTCAAAGGCATTGTCAATCGCATGTTCAACAAGATCGTAGATGTCTAAGAGGTTTTGTTCCATTAGAGTAACTTCTGCTCCCGCAAATATTTTACAGTTTCGGTACAACCACCAATCAGAGTATCATCTTTGACAACTCTGGGAAAGGTGGAACCTGCTCCAAACTTATCATAGAACTCTTGACGGGTAAAGTCCCTATCAAGTTTATATATCACATGCTTAATTTCAGCAAGTTGTAACGCACGACACACTTTTACGCAAAAAGGGCATCCATCTTTTGAATATACTGTAAATGTCATTGTTGTACTTGTTTCCAATCGTTGTCAAAAATTTCCAAACCTTTGTCTGTGAGAATGTGATCATACATCTGATCAAATACTTTAGGTGGCATCGTGCAGATCTCAGCACCATTATACCAAGAACGAATAGCACGTTGCACACTGCGGATAGAGGCAGACAGAACCTGAGTCCTAACTCCATGGATACGATACAGTTCAGAGATAGACCGTACAACCTCCAGACCTGCCACTGATTGGTCGTCTAACCGTCCTACAAAGGGAGAAACATATGTTGCCCCTGCCTTTGCTGCAAGGACTGCCTGAGCAGCACAGAAGATCAATGTGACATTGACCTTGATTCCCATGTCAGAGAGTTTCTTACAGACTTCAAGACCCTCCCTAGAACAAGGAACCTTGACTGTACAAACATCACCAAACTTTTGATAGAGACGAACTCCTTCAGAAATCATATCTTCAGCACTACCGACAACTTCCATGCTGATATCCTTAACACCAATGTCACGAATTTCTTCATAGACATCTTCAGGATTCCTGCCTGACTTCATGATAAGTGTAGGATTAGTGGTGACACCATCGACCAATCCAGTTTCAAAATACTTACGGATTACTTCTGTGTCAGCTGTATCCAGAAAAATTTTCATAAAAAAAGAGGGTATTCCCCTCTAATTATATCATTTGTTTTTTCTGGTTTCAACCTTTGATGGTGGTTTCCAGTCTTTTGGTGGTCGATATAGATTCGGCCATGTATTACGAATAATCTCAGCAAGTTTATACGGTGTCGTCGAACTTATCATTGTAAAGACTTTCTAGTTTTTCTCTTGATAAATCGACATACATTACTTCATCACCGGGGGCAGGTGCCTCTGGATGACGTGGTTTTGGTTTATTCATTTCCACATTGATGGATTGAATGTTAGACCACATCATCGCAAAGGCAGCACCTGCAATGATAGCAAAGCAAACGAAATAAAAGAATACCTCAAATCCGTTCACAGTGCATTACCCCTAGGAAGAACTTCTTCTGGGAATACAAATGATTCGTGTGGTTGATCCACTGGTGCCATCCAAGCACGCAGACCTTCATTCAAGAGAATGTTCTTGGTGTAGAACGTCTCGAACTCAGGATCCTCCGATGCACGAAGTTCTTGAGATACGAAATCATAAGCCCTAAGGTTAAGAGCAAGTCCGATAATGCCAATAGAAGATGTCCAGAGACCCATAACAGGAACAAACAGCATAAAGAAATGCAACCACCGCTTGTTACTAAAAGCGATGCCAAAGATCTGCGACCAGAATCTATTAGCCGTGACCATCGAATAGGTTTCTTCCTCTTGAGTAGAGTCGAATGCCTTAAACGTATTTGCTTGTTCACCATCTTGATACAATGTGTTCTCTACTGTAACACCATGAATCGCAGAAAGCAATGCACCACCCAGGATACCTGCAACACCCATCATGTGGAAAGGGTTGAGTGTCCAGTTGTGAAATCCTTGTAGAAAAAGAAGGAATCTGAAGATTGCCGACACGCCAAAGGACGGCGCAAAGAACCAACTCGATTGTCCGAGAGGGTAGATGAGAAATACACTAACAAATACGGCAATAGGACCTGAAAAAGCAATCGCATTGTACGGACGGATACCGATAAGACGTGCCAGTTCAAACTGACGAAGCATGAATCCTATGAGAGCAAAGGCTCCGTGGAGCGCCACAAAAGCCCAGAGTCCCCCAAGTTGGACCCAGCGGACGAAATCTCCCTGAGACTCAGGACCCCAAAGTAGAAGAAGAGAATGACCCATAGCATCA